AATGATTTATTAGCAAAAAATCGTGAATTGCAAGAAAAGTACGACAACCTATTATCAGAAATAGAAGAAGATGGCGATTCCAACAAGTAGAGAAGAATTAGTAGATTACAGTTTGAGACAGCTTGGTGCGCCTGTACTGGAAATCAATGTGGATGATGATCAGATAGATGATCTAGTTGATGATGCAATCCAATTCTTTCATGAACGTCATTTTGACGGTGTTGAAAAGATGTATTTAAAACATCAAATAACACAAGATGATCTTGATAGGGGAAGAGCAAACGGAACATCAGGTGTAGGTATAGTCACATCAGTGGGTGTATCGACTCATATTTCTGGTTATGGAATACTTAATTCTAATTGGTATGAAACTTCTAATTTTATAGAGTGTCCAGATAATGTTATTGGTGTAGAAAGGGTATTTAGATTTGATACTAGTACAATCTCTGGTGGGATGTTTAGTATTAAATATCAGTTATTTTTAAATGATTTGTATCAATTTAATTCTGTTGAATTGCTACAATATGCAATGACAAAGACTTATCTAGAAGATATAGATTTTCTACTTACAACAGATAAGCAAATAAGATTTAATAAGAGACAAGATAGATTATATTTGGATATAGATTGGGGAACTGAATCCGTTGATAATTGGATAATAATTGAATGTTATCGGGCATTATCTCCTGGTGGTGGATTTTGGAATGATTATTTCTTAAAGAGATACTTGACTACATTGATTAAGAGACAATGGGGTCAGAACTTAATTAAGTTTAGAGGAACTAAATTGCCTGGTGGTATTGAATTAAATGGTAGAGAAATTTATGATGATGCTGAAAAGGAATTGGCAGAGCTTAGATCTAAGATGTCAACTGATTATGAAATGCCACCATTAGATTTGATAGGATGATATGGCACTTAATCCCTTCTTTCTTCAAGGTTCACAAGGTGAACAAAGACTCGTTCAGGATTTAATCAATGAACAGTTAAAGATTTATGGTGTAGAAGTAACTTATATACCAAGAAAATTTGTAAGAAAAAATACTATCATTAAAGAAGTTGAATCATCATTATTTGATGATAATTTTTTATTGGAAGCATATGTAAACACATATGAAGGATACTCTGGTCAGGGTGATATAATGACCAAGTTTGGAGTTAGTTTAAAGGACGAATTAACTGTAACTATTTCCAAAGAAAGATTTGAAGATTTTATAGGTCCATTCCTAAGTGCAGAAGAAGAATATGATTTAGCATCAAGACCTCGTGAAGGAGACTTAGTTTATTTTCCATTAGGTCAAAGATTATTTGAAGTAAAATTTGTAGAACATGAGCAACCTTTCTATCAATTAGGAAAGACTTATGTTTATGAATTAAAATGTGAACTCTTTGAATATGAGGATGAGGTTATTGATACTGATATTGAAGCAATTGATACTCAGGTTCAAGAACTTGGTTATATAAGTACTCTCAATTTAATTGGATCTGGAACTACTGCTACTGCAACATGTCAGATAAACACTGGATATGTTAGAGAGATTACATTAGTAAATGATGGTTATGGATATTCATCAGTACCAACTGTTGCTATTTCTACTGCACCAAATACTCCAGGAGCAGTAGATGCTACTGCTGTTGCTATTACAACAAGCAAAGGTGGTATTAATTCATTAGATCGTATTTTATTAACACATTCTGGTATTGGATATACAGAAGCACCTCTGATTACCATAACTGGTGGAGGTGGATCTGGTGCCATTGCCACATGTCATGTTGAGACATCACCAACAAAAGGTGTTGTTGATTTTGTTATAACAGGAAATGGTGTTGGTTATGGTGCAACTCCTACTGTAACACTTACTGGTGGTGTAGGTGCTGGTGGAACTATTGCAGTTGTAGAACCATTAATGTCTGCCAATCAGACAGTTACTGATATTAGATCAAGAAATTCTGGTTTTGGATATACTGCTGCTCCAACTGTAACTATATCAGATCCTTCTATTATTAGTGGTGTTGGTGAATTTGCCTTTAATGAACAAGTTAGAGGAGTTGATTCTGGTGTATATGCAACAGTTAAAGAATGGGATACTGATACTAAGGTTCTTAAAGTATCTAATGTTGGTATAGGTAGTACTGCAAGAGCATTTATTCCTGGTGAGATTATTGAAGCAACAGAATCTAGACACTTTATTACTGCCCAATATCAATCAGCAGCTGTTGGAGTTTTAACAACCACAGTTAGTCTTGGTAGTACCGCAGGTGTTTCAGTTGGACAGTATATAGATGAAGCATTTGTTGGTATTGGAAGTCTACGTCGTCAAGTTATGGGAGTAGGATCCACAGTTACTGCTGTCTATATTGGATATATTACTATTAATCCGCCATCTATTAATGATGTTGCTTGCACTGGTTGTCAACTTGGATTTGGTCATAGTGTATTCTCTAATTATTCGCTTAAAACATATGATGAAAGAGATACATACAGTGCATATGATTCAAATGATGAAATTGAATCTGAGGCAGATGATTTATTAGATTTCACACAATCAAACCCATTTGGTAACGTATAATGTTAGGGACTTATTTTTATCACGAAATATTGAGAAAGACTGTTATATCTTTTGGTACAGTTTTCAATGATATCCATATTCGCCACAGGAAAGCATCTGGTGGTGAAATAAGTGATATGCGTGTTCCATTGGCATACGGACCAATGCAGAAATTCTTAGCAAGATTGGAACAACAAGCTGATTTGAATAAAGCAGTTCAAATAACTCTTCCTAGAATGTCATTTGAGACAACTAATATTGCTTATGATCCAACAAGAAAGGCAGGTATAACACAAACATTTAAAGCATCTGATGGGAATAAGTTAAGAAAGGTTTATATGCCAGTTCCTTATAATATTGGATTTGAATTAAATGTTTTGACTAAATTAAATGATGATGCATTACAGATTGTAGAACAGATACTTCCATATTTCCAACCATCATTTAATTTAACAGTAGATTTAGTTGAGGCTATTGGTGAAAAAAGAGATATTCCTATTGTTTTGGATAATATTTCTTTTGAAGATGATTATGAAGGTGATTACTCAACTAGAAGAGCATTAATATATACTCTCAATTTTACAGCAAAGACTTATCTATTCGGTCCTATTGCAGATACTCCCGATGGACTTATTAAGAAAGTTCAGGTTGATTATCATAGTTCAGTTGAAACTGAGACTTCTAGAAGACAGTTGAGATATACTGCTGTTCCTAAGGCAATGAAAGATTATAATGATGATAATACTGCAATATTAAAAGCAGATATTACTAAAACTAAGACTAGACTTGCTATTACTGATAGTTCTTCCTTAACAGTTGGTAATAGAATTATTATAGATAGTGAAATAATGAAGATTAAGGAAATTCCTGATGGAAGTACAATAGTTGTTAATCGTGGATATGATGGTAGTACATCTGCCACTCATATTGAAGGAACATCTATTGACGTATTAACTCAGGCTGATAATCTTTTAGTTGAACCTGGTGATGACTTTGGATTCGATGGAATTATAGAAGATTTCCAGGATGCTAAAACGTATAGTCCTACGTTACAGAAAGATATTTAATGAATACCATGTCTAGTTATGATCCCATCGATGAAGCATTAAACACTTCAAGTACTACTATTGAAGTTAGTAATACCCCAGAAAATGGTTGTATTACTAGAAAAGAAAGTACAAGAAATATTACTGGAGATATTGAAAAGGATTATGACTATACTCGTGCTAACTTATATTCTTTAATAGAAAAAGGGCAAGAATCTCTTAATGGTATATTAGAACTTGCTGGTGAAAGTGCAAGTCCAAGAGCATATGAAGTTGCAGGTCAAATTATTAAGTCAGTTGCTGATACTACTGATAAGTTAATGGAACTTCAAAAGAAAGTTAAAGAAGTTGAGGAGGATAAAGAAAAGGGTCCAAATCAAGTTACTAACAATGCAGTGTTTGTAGGTTCTACTTCAGATCTTTCTAAAATGCTTAAGGATGGATTATTAAATAATGGAAAATAATAAACCTTGGGAAGAAGATAGTGTTAGAATAGAAGATGCTGATGGTAATCTTGCATATGAGGTTATTGATGTTATTAAACCTATTAGATTATCTCAACCAAATCATGAACCACCTTCTGATTGGAGGAGAGATTTAGGTATTGAGGATTAGATTATGGCACAAGAAGATAGTATATATCTTGGTAATCCGCTTTTAAAAAAAGCGAATGTTAAACAAGAATTTACAGAAGAGCAAATTATTGAATTTATTAAATGTAAGAAAG